GAGGATTTGCCGCAGGTCATGGCCCATTTTGCCATCACCCATCGTATTCATCATGCCGGCAATCAGGATGCCTGTCCCCGCGCAGCTGGTGGGGCTTTCGTCCCGGAGTATAATCCCACCGCTGCGCCTGCCTATGAAGCTCAACACGCTCGCGCTTGGCCCACCTTCATCGCTTATATCACGAACAACAATGACGATCAGACCTATCATATCACTCTTCATGCCACCGCTAATGCCCGTGCTGCAGCTGCTGTACGCACCGGCCCTTTCAGCGTGATCGGTTGGCAGTCGCGGCTTATACCTGGAGCTGAGATCTCTGAGGTTGTTAACATTCCGAAGCAGGTATTTGCCACTGTTTATCGCCGCCTTCAGGGTACGGCACGTAACGCCCTCGGCCTCTTTCCTGTGAACGGTCGCATCAATCAGTTCGTGCTCCCAGCAGTTCCCGTTCAGGCTCAGCTCGTCCGTTATCGCTGCACCGCTCGTGATGCCCAGGAAGCCGTTGATCTCGCCGCGGACATTAAGGTTCACCCCTCCAGTCTTAATGTTCACGATTTCAATGCTCGTGAGGTCGCCAGCACCTTGGATCTTTGCGCCAAGGAGATGCTGCTCAATGTGACCACCGGTGCCGGGTTGCGGTATCGCAACATTAATCTGCACCTTTATCATGGCGCCTACGGTACTGGCAAGACCTTCGCTCTTGAGGCGGCCTTGCGTGCAGCACACGCCCGCATTCCTTTCACTCCTGCCACCCTCGCCTTTCATACCTGGGACCATGATCTTCGTAAGCCCCTCCGAGCTGCCATGCTCGCCGCTTTTCCGAACATCGGCTTGCAGTCCGGTAATTTCATGACCGGTGCTATGCCTCTTGTTCAGCCTCGAACTGGCACGGTGGTATTAGATGATGCCGGTAAGTGCTGGAACAGTTTCATACCGCTCATGCTTGCCAGCAACCCCGGCATAACTGATCTTTACATCACTTTCGACGTTGCGCAGGCTGTGGGCGTTTTCCCGAACTCCCCGTCGATTTCTCGTGAGAACGTGTCCACCGCTGATTGGCTCTCTGCAAAGTCTGATTACTACGCCACTCAGGTTGTTCGCACCGCCGCGCAGGTCACCGAGCTTTACGGTTTACCGCCTTCCCCCGCCTTAGCTGGCCGCATCGTTCATCGTGGCCAGGTCATCGTTGTTTCCCAGAGCCCGGCCGATGTCCCCCTCTTGGCCGTTTCACCCCGCTTCGTTCAGACCCAGGCTATGGGTGGCCAGACAGCTGCCACCTTCACTGAGTCTCAGGGACACACCATTCATGGTGATGTTTGCATCGATCTTGGCGGGTTGACTGCCACTACCACCGACCGCGCTGCTTGGACTGCCCTCACTCGCGCCACTGGTAATATTTACCTCAAAATGGGCCCCATGATGTCCTCCCCAACTCATGTTGAGGCTGGTTGGAGTAAGAGCCAAATTCTTACCGCTCTGCTCACTGTAGCTAGCTCTCAGCGCACCCCCTACTTGACCGCTCAGGTGGACGCCGATGGATTGGTTTCCTCCGCTGTCCTTTCCCACCTCTCGCGCTGTCTTTCCCCCGCAGCTGCTCGCCGCTTGGGTTTGCCCGCTCCCAACCCAGTTATCGGTGTCAGACCGTATATTGCGTCCAAGTATCGGGCTTCATGGCTCACGTCCACCGAGCCAGCTCCTGACAATTACACTGCTCGCACTCATCGCGCCCGCATTACAAAAGTCCGGACCTCACCTTCCCCTGCGTTTTCACGCCACACTGCGGCCGCCCCCGATTCCCACTCTACCGTGGCCGATATTGTGCAGCATCTGACCGCGGTCCCCTCTGACTCAGTGTTATCGGTGTCCCCCACTTCCTATTCCTTACCCCCGGCGCCGGTCCTTACCGGTAATCCCGACCCTGTGTTTGACATTGAGGAGCCCACTGACGACGTTCTTCGTGAGGCGACGGCCCCCAATGCTAACTCTACCTTCCAACATGTCCCAGATGGTTCACCGGGCACTCTGCATCATACTCGCGCTGACAAACTCACCGACGCCATGGGCATGGCCAAACGCATCCGTGTCGGTGAACACTCTAGACGTTGGACTTCAGTCGATGCCCGGCGTCTGTCCCAACTTCAGCGTGGTTTCAAAAAATTCTTCGACGTTCCTGCCTGGCATTCCGAGGGTTTCAACCCTGCCCTCCTTGAACGGTGCACTCAGGACAAGTTGGCTAGTTGGGCCTCCAAGCGCACAAAAAAAACCCTCTTGTACAGCGTTGCCAAGCAAAATCTTGACGCTCCCTACAACATGGTTCGCCTCTTCCCCAAAGGTCAGTACATCAAGAAACAAGAGAAGATGCGCAAGCACGCGTTCGCCAGCCAAACGGTTTCTGATTTCCACCTTGGCCGCATCTTTCGTGATGCCCCTTACGCCGTCTACTTGGAGACTCAAATCCTTAAGCACGCTTTCGACTCCACTTACCTCCACTGCCGCGCTTCCCCTGATGATGTTTCTCGATGGTATCAGCGGTGGTGGCGACCCGGTGTCATGACTGGCAACGATTACACTTCTTGGGACTCTGGCGTTGACCACGTCTTCATCGAGTTTGACATGTGGCTTATGCGCCTCAGTGGTTTCCCAGAGGAGTATATTCAACGCCTGCGCGAGGACCGTTACACCACCTTTTCCCATCTTGGCACGCATATGCCTCGTCAAGAGTCAGGTGATCGTTGGACATGGATCCTCAACACGGCCCGCAATTGCGCTCTCACTGGTGCTTCACTTGATTGCCCTGCTCGCACTCCTGTTTGCGTTTCCGGTGACGATTCCGTCACCTTGGGGGCTTGGCGTCGTACCACGGGCTTTGTCCCGTCCCAATGGTTGATGACCCCTAAGCGGGAGGAAGGTCGCCATATGACTTTTTGCGGTTTGATTTTTGGCGGTCCTGACGTGTCCTATGACAGCAAGGTAGTCCATTGGCGTGCCCGCTTTGGGCTGCAGCAGGGCCGGAACGATACTGATTATTGGCGCAGCATCCGCGACGCCATTTGTGAATCTGCGGACAAGTTAGGTGCCTCTGACACTCGCCTCGCCTCCGCCCGTTCCTGCTTGCGTCAGGCCAT